TATAAACATTTTTCATTCTATTAAATTCTTGCTTCCTAACTGTAGTCATCGCACCAGTCTTTATAGCATTATCAAGATTTACTGCACCAACAAAAGAATAATCAAGAATTTTTCCATCATATCCTTCGGGAATTTCTCCAATCAGTTGGTTATAAATTAACTTCCTCTTTGGTTTCTGCATGAAGAGCATATCAATGGATCTAAAATTATATCCATCATAAGTTTCGTAGAATAGATATCCTGCAAGTTTTCCGCGAGCATCTGGAAGATCGGGTACACATTTTTTAGCAAGAAAACATCCAAGATAAAAAGGTTTTTCTGCGTGACCTAAGAAATTATAAGAATTTAAACCAGGATCAACGAAAATCTTTTTGGGTGTTTTTAGAGAACCCGTAAGGATTTTTGTAAAAGAGTCTGGAATCTTACCTCCATATCGACCATATGCCCAGTTATCAGCATTCATATTATCAATGGATTCTTTTGAATACATGTTCACACTATAAACAACTTTATTCACTGATTCACTTGACGCACTCGGATCTCCATTAATTCTTAACTGTTTATCATTTATGAATTGTAATTCTGTCCCATATCCATCTACAATTTTCATATGGACTTTTTCACCTGAAGTCATGTTCAAATCATCTTTTTCGAAGGTAGCAGTTCCATCTTCAGTGTCTCTTCTATAACCACTATCAACAAGAGTTAATTGGGCTCTTACTGATGGATCCAATATACTTTCATAGTAATTTAATTCTATAGTAGAATCAGAGACTTCAAGTTCTTTTTTGTCATAATTTGAATAAAATATCAATTCTTTGATTTGACCTTCTCCTGCACCTGCAGCTACATTAGTCATTGATTATCCTCTCATTAACCCGTAAGAACTATTACTATTATTTAATCCTGCGATTGGGAAACTATCAAATATTGTACCGCCTCCCATAGGAACATGAACTTGTTGTATCGTTTCGATTGGTAAAATTGCTAGCATTGAACTTCCTGTTGGATTTTCATAGTATGCTCTTGATGATACATTTGGAACATTAGATTTTGATGGAGATATAAATCCTCCACCCTGCATTCCACCGGGAGAAGAACCACTACCTCTTCCTCCACTCATTCCACCACCGGCGACTTGTGGTTTTAGAGCTGTTGTTGGTTTTGTGGCAGGTTTTGTAGTAGGTTGAGTAGTTGGTGGGATTAAGGTTCTTAACCAAGTATTTTTAGTATCTGTAACTTCTATTTCTTTATCAGTTCCAAATAAACCTCCACCTTTTTGATAATACTTTCCATTTTTATAATAATAACCAAGGTTTAATCCTTTCTGTTTTGCAACAAAAGCCTCTTTTTGTTTCTTCTCATCAATTACTTTAGTTTCTTCAACCTTAACATTTCCACCACCTCTTAAGTATTGGTCTACAACATCTTTTGGATCTCTTCTACCAGTAAGTACTCCACCGTTCCATCCTGTTCCAATTTCAACATGAAGATGAGCTCCTGTTCCTACTCCAGTTGAACCTACAGTTCCTATTACTGGAGCATATTTTCCACTTTCCATTGAAAGTTTATCGCCCTTCTTAACTTTAACTTCATTCAAGTGTGCGTAAAATGAATAAGTGCCATCATCATGTTTTACCACAACGAAATTTCCATAACCACCACCTGATCCATCGGTGTTTATATCTACAACTTGTCCTGGTTTAATTATTGATATTGGTTTTCCTGCGGAAAAATCACCTCCAGCAAAATCCATTCCTTGGTGCATCTTATACCCACCAGTAACTGGATGTAATCTCATACCATATTCACTAGTCATAAATCCAGATGGTTTTGAACCACCTTGAACTTTTGTTTTTAATTCTTTAGTATTTTGCCTAGCATTTTGTAAAAATTTATTATAAACATTCAACGATTCTTTTCCTGTTCTTCCAGTTTGACCATGATAAGGAGTTAAACTTGCCCATTCTTTCCCAAGAACTGCCATGTCACTCTCAGTTAAAGGTTTAGTAACATCTATACCCCTCTTCTTTTTAGCAAGATAAAGGATCATTTTATTTTGCAATTCGGGAGTAAACTTTTCTTTATCTGGATCTAATCCCATTGCTCTAACTATTTCTTCTGGATATAAGAATTGCCCTGCTCCAACCGCAGCTGATTTTCCTCCACTAAATTTACCTTTACCTTCAGCAAGAAATTTTTCTTGTAATACTTTAACTTCAGAAACAGTTTTTTTGGATAAATCACCTCCATATTGAGAACCACCAAAGAAAGTATTATACCCTTCTTTCCTTGCAGTGCCCTCCAGTTGCCTAATAGTAGCAATGAATGCTCTTTCTTCTGGAGTATCTGCAGTGATATCTGAAATGTCTAATTCTCCACGCGGAGAAGGACCTCCTCCACCTGCAGTTGCACCTGGTCCTGCACCTTTAAGTCTATTTTTTTCAAGCATCTCATCACGACCAACGGGACCTCTTTTCCTAACTTCTTTTCTTACAGAATTCAAAGCATCATCAACTCTCTTTTTAATCGTACCTTCTAACGCTCTTTCCAAGAGTAAAGTATTAGTCTCAGAGGACAATGAATTCGCAGAAACTAATCCACCATTAGCAAACCCTTGTATTTCTTTTCGGATTGCTTCAATGCCCTGCATTGCAGGAAACTTAGCAGCATTGATGACTTGTGAAATAGCAGATGCAATACCTTTAACATCAGGTACTTCTCCAAGTGCAACTTGAATACCTGCTTTCATTAATGCTCCAATCCAATCGCCAGACTTACCTAATGTTTCTCCAGTATCAACAAGTGCTTTAAATGCGTTTGGTATATTACCTTTTTTTACATTTTTTTGTGCGTCAGTCTTCTTTCCGCCAAAAATAAAGTCTAACCAACTAAATTCACCTGGCATTGGAATAATACCAAAAAGTTTATTTTCCGGATTTGGATATAATTTTTCTATCTTTTTCTTACCACCAACATCTTTACCTGGTTGTATTTTTGTTTTAGATATTTTTCTAATAGGGGATTGTACTTTGGTTCTTCTTCTTTGTGGAGTGGGTGGTTTTCTTGTTTTCCTTTGTACTAATCCACCAGTTGCTTTCTTTTGGATATCATTTTTCTTTCCATAACCAGTAACTGCATCATAAAGAGAATCTGCAATTCCCCCACCAAGCATTCCGCCAAGAATACCACCAATAGTTGCTCCAGCGCCACCTAAAAGAAGATTTCCAATAACTGGTACTACAGAACCTGCTACTCCACCAATTGCTCCACCTAGCCAAGTACCAATTCCTGCACCAATCGCTCCACCTGCTGCACCGACAACTGCCTTAGATACTGGTTGTCCTGAAGCAATTCTTATTCCAAGGTCTAAAATAGTACCAACACCAATGATACCACGAGCACCTTTTGTTAATGCTCCAGCACCTTTTGGTAATTGGAATTTACCTGCAGGTCTTCCCCCAGAAGTTGTAACTGTAGGTTTTTGTCTTATTGGACTTCTTAACCCTGGTCTTCCTGCAGGTCTTCCCCCAGAAGTTGTAACTCTAGGTTTTCCTCTTGGAGTAACTCTTGGACCTGCCGCAGTTTTTCCTCCTCTACCACCAAATCCACCACTAGCAGCAGATATCATTGCTGCAGTGATAGCAAGGTTAAGGAACTTATTTAAGTTAGATGAAAAATCATCAAAAACTTTTTGGAAGTTTTCTCCGCCTATTTGTTTTGTTAGGTCTCGTACTCCATCATATGCCTTATAACCAAAATCAATAAAGGATACAAATCCTTCCAATAGCATTCCAATTCCTTTTTCAAACCAGGAATAAACAGGAGTAATTAATTTTACAATATCAAGTAGTTTTGGGAGAAATTGGAATAATCTAGTAAACAACCACCCAGCAAAAGTGAAGATTATAAATCTTTTGACCGAATCTAATATTCCTGTTTTAGGGAGAGAATTTTTGAGTATTTCAAATCCCTTAAATTTTTTAGGTGTTTCTAATTCTTTTTCTTTTTTCTCTTTTTTCTTTGATTCGGTTTCCTGTTTTTTCTGTTCTCCTTCTTTTGATTCTAACTTTAAATTATTTTTTAATAGTTTATCAATCTTTACGGTTTTTTTATAAACGCTTAGGGATGTATCTTTTTCCTTTGTGTCCTTTGTCTTTGTGAGTGTAGATGAAGATTCCTCAAGACTTCTTGAAATTGCAGACGTTTTTATTATACCCTTTACAATAGCAGAAGAACTAGAACTAGGAAGAAACTTTTGGGAATTAATTGCCATTTTTTTATCCTACAAGACCGTACATATCGGCATAAGACTTTCTTGTTGCGAGTGCAGATGAATCACCTGGAATTGCAGAAAATACTGGAACTCCTGTAGGAGAGGATGGGACTTGCATACCTCCTGAAGATTGTTTGATAGGAGGTAGTGTAATCATTGATGCAACACTATCGGCAGAATATGGAGTTATCTGCGGGACATTTATCTTTTTATTTCCAAGTCCAAGTTTTGCTGAACTAGAATTACTATCCTTATCTGCTATAATGTGGTTAATTGTATTTTTAATTAGTGGAACCGCACCATTATCAACAGCATCTCTAGGAATAATAAGTCTTAAATCAAACTCTCCTGGTTGAATTGCTAATGATTGATTTACTATTTGTCTTCTATCTGCAGAACCATTATAAGAAGGTGACTTCAATCCAGTATTTTCTTTAATCATTCCAAGACCAAGATTTACGAATCCTCCACCTTGCATTTTAGATTTTGTTTTTTTAGGTGAAGAAAAGAAATTCGTAATTCCAGATGAAATTCTCTGGAGTAAGTTTGGTTGTTTTGTTGATTTCTTTTGACTTGACTGGGTAGTTGTCTTTGGAAGGAACATATTTGGTATAGGAGCAGCAACATTTCTCCTTTCTTTATCGTATTGTGTTCCTTCAAGATACCATGGAGAGAAGAAATTATCATTTTCTCCCCGTAACACATCACCAGATTTCATATTCTTTTGTTGAGAAGACCCAAGGAAATATGCTCTTCCTCCAACGTGCTTTTGTGATTGGGATTGAAGCATGGTATTTTTAAGTGCTGCTTCAGTTTCTCTTAGTTGTGCTATTGCTTCTTTCATTGTCCACTTATTCTTAATTCCTTTGGGAGAATTCATAATTGCAGATGCAGCACTTTGGAGATCTTTGATTGCTAACCAATCTCCTCTATTTTTAAATGTTGGTTCAAACTGATCTTTCGCAGTGATAATGTTCTTAATTGTATTTTGATCTTGATTAAAGTTTACATTATAATTTCTTGATGCAAACAATCGATTATAAATCGATTGAGCAACATCACTTCTACCTTGAGGATTATCTGCTTCTAAGGCAGAAATCGCTAGGAGAGAATGATAGTCTGGAACATTAATAGTAGGAGCTCCTCCTACAATTCCACCTTTGTTAAATCCAACAATACCCCCAATATTCATAAGAGGTGTTTTTCCAGATATCTTTACGTTGCTGGTTTTAATAAAACTTGGAGTTCTATTTTTCACATAACTTCCAACATCAAAACCAGTTTTCTTATAAATGACTTTTTGATCTTCGGGTGTTAATACAACTTCTCCAGGTCGTGCTGCAATTAACTGTGTATCTGGTCCAGCACCTGTTATAGAAGTGCCTGTGTTTTTATCAATTCCACCATAACCAAATCCAGGTTGTACAACAGCACCCCTATTAGCACCCTGTAATAATCCATAAGGGGTTGTTGCTCCCATATTTCCTACAGATGGGACTTTATCCCTCATCGTATCAGTTCCCTGAACTCCTAGACCTCTTCCAGTCTGTGCTCTTGCTTTATTTTCTGCTTGAACTGATGCTGCTTTTCTTTGTCCTGTGACTTCATTTGCGGCAATTCCACCAGCAGCAACAGCAGCAGGGAACCATACCAAAGGATTCGATAAGATAGGTGCTGCTTTTGTCCCAAGACCTTTAATAATATTGAGTAACTGTGGTATAAGTTTAATGAGTCTTCCAGAAAAACCGGCAACTATACTTACAATTCCTCTTACAAATCCTCCAAAAGGAGTCATGAATAGAGCAAAAGCAGCAAGTAAAGCAGGCCACCAATCCTTTAAAAATCTTCCAAGAACTTCTATTTTTTTCTTATTTTTAGGATCAGCAATCCAATTCATGAGCATGGTAAATGCTCTTCCTAGTAATGTAAAATATACAAAATTCAAGATTCGTTCTAATATATTCTGGAAAGGTGCCAACATTTTTTGTACGGCACCTGAAATTAATTTTCTTCCCTTCTCTAAACGACTTTCTTTTTCTTCCCTTTTTTTATTTTCTCTTTCTTTGCGATCAGTTTGAGCATTTTTATTTTGTAACTTGTTTAATGATATTAAAGTTTCTAAAATTGATCCTACTTTTTCATCACTTTTAACTAAGATTCCACCTTGCTTCTTTTGTTCTCTTGTTTCTTCTTTAATATCTGCTTTTTTAATTAATGCTCCATTGCTGGGGGGTAACAATTTCCGTGTTGATATTTTTGCTGTAGGAACAACGGATTTTTTGTTTAGTAATTTTTCTGGTTTAATCCTAACAGTTTTTTCTTTTTCCTTTAACTTGACTCTTTTTAATTCATCTTTGAGTAAAGTAAAGTCTTCATTAGAAAGTTTTTCCCCACCAGCAGTGACTCTAATTAATCTTTCTCTTAAAAGTTGAATATAAGTTCTATAATCAATATCAAAAGTTTCCTCAAGTCCAAGTAACTTAAGTATTCTTTCATTTATACTTTCAGTTATTGGTGCGTTTGGATTCATGAGGAAACTTTTTATTGAGTATTTATTTTAGAAACTCATACTATTAAAACTATTTGATTGCTGTCTCGCTTTTTGCTCTTCTTCTTCCAGATGTTGTTTTAGTAGAATAGTATAAATGTCTCTTTCCCACGGCATCATGTTTTCAATTTCAGTAAGACTCCATTTATGATATTGAATCAAAGCAAAGTTTAACTTGAAGTAATTCTCCAAGTCCATATGAGACATGCTTACGCGAAAAAACTGGATAATCCCTCCAACACTACTTCACTTTCAACATCAGTTTTTGGATTTTTAACTTGAATGGTATGGGAAAGTTTAGGCATAGTTTCGAAAAATTGTTCAATTTGCTTAAACTGGAATGAGTTCATTTGCTCCAGGAACTCTAACAGTTCTTTTTTAGATACATCACCAGAAGCCCAAACTTCATCCTCGGTATAGATCTTATCAATACAAGAAGCAATCAAATCAAATGATTGATCCATTGTATTTTCCCGAGAGAAATCAAAATTATTTTTGATAAATTGATCAAGTGATGGATACTTCATTTCCATCATAATAGAATCATCAACCCTGATTTGTTTATTATGTTCGGGATTCTTTTGAACCTGAACATCATCGACATTAATTTTCACAGGTACCATAGTTTCTTCGTCATCAGGACAAATAATGTTGACTTCAATTTCTTCGCCAACAGATTTTCCACGAATGTTCAAGAACAGATATTCAATATCAAATGTGGGAAGTGTTTCAACCTTTATATTTTTGGTTTCAATGCAGTTTTTAATAACTGTTTTAATCGCGGTAGTAATCTGTTTAGTATCTTCTGATTCTAATGCTAGAACCAAAAGTTTTTCTTCTTTTACCAAAAAAGGACGATATTTGATTGTTTGTCCAGTTGATGGCAATTCAAGTTCATATGTTGGCGTAGCAATCTTCGGTAATACCATTTTAAAATTCAAGTAATACTATCTGGTATATTTATTACCCAAAGAATTATTTAAAATAGTCGATTAGTACTGTTGGTACTGTTAGTACTGTTGGCACTATTGGTACTGTTAGTATTATTATTAGGAACAGAACCTGTTCCAGGATCGGAAGGTGGACTAATAATAGCACTACTTCCTGCATTTTTATTAACCACAGGTTGTGTTGGGGATGCTTGATTTGATACTTTTGGTAAATCCGCAGCCCCAGCACTAGAACCTGTACCCGATCCAGTTACTCCTCCTAGTATTGTAGAAGGAACTCCAGGAGCAGTACTTTGTGGGGCAAGAGGAGAACCTGAGAAATCTGGAATACCAGCAGCAGGTCCAGCAAATTCTGGATTTCCTGTAAAAGTTGCTGGGAAGTTTGAATTTGGAACTCCTGGTGCTGGTGATTGTCCAGTAGGTTCTGATGTTGTAGTGCCCCCCGTAGTTTTTTCAATTAAGTATCTTGAAAAAGTAAAAGAGACTGTGCATTTTAATAATTGCGAAGAGTCATAAGATACAGGCATAGTATTGATATTAATCGGAAAGGCATTAATAAATCTATAAGTCAAAGAAGGTCCTTCATTTGGAGTTTCAATATCTCTTTCAAATTTAGTAATATACAATTCGTCTGTAGTGTAATTATCCGGAAACTCTACTCTATAAAAATAATTTCTAATAGCATTTGCTGGTTTTTGTTTTTCTCCTGCAATAAATGCTATCCAACTTTCAAAGAAATTAATAGGTCTATAATCTCTATCGACATAAAATGTAAAGTCCATCCTATCATCATATGACCTTCTATATGCATATCTCTCTGTTATGCCATGAAAGTCATCATTGATTTCATTAGTCATATAATTCACTCCTGGGAGTGATGCTTCACTGCAAGAAAGTTCAATAACTTCTTGATTTAATGGGTTTTGGTAATCGGCACCAGTGAACCCTTGACCCTCCCTTTCCTTTAAAAAATTAATCAGTTTACTTCCACCTACTGTAGTGGGAGAAAATTTGCACACATAATGAGACGTTAGAGCAGGACGTAAAAGTCTACTCTTAACCGTGCTTAATGATACTTTCTTTGGGGTGGGAGATGCCATCTATAAATAGATTTGCTTATATATTATGTATGCGACGTAATGGGAGAAAGTATAAAGAGCATCTACAAACCATCTCATCCAGAAAAATATCAAGGCAATCCCAATAATATAATCTGCAGAAGTAGTTGGGAAAGAAAGTTTTGTTATTACTGCGACCATAATCCAAATATAATCTCCTGGGCATCAGAAGAATTTTGCATCAATTATTTGTCACCTGTAGATAATCGTATTCATAGATATTTTCCAGACTATCTTATTAAGGTAAAAGAAGAATCTGGAAAAATAAAGACTTATGTGATTGAGGTTAAACCAAAGAAGCAGACGGTTCCTCCACAGAAAAAGTCAAGAGTAACTAAAACTTACTTGAATGAATGTAGAACTTATGCGGTCAATCAAGCAAAGTGGAAAGCAGCAGAAGAGTGGTGTGCTGATAGACTACTTGAATTTAAAATTATTACCGAAGAAGATTTATTCTAAGAGTCTAAATATTTAAAAGTATAGCGTCTAATGGAAAAAACCGCCGTCAGTGGTGTAAGTACACTAAACGGAAATTTTTATCAAACCCAAGTAATTGATAATGGGAATGGAACATTCTCTTCCACTCTGTTTAGAACTGATGCGCAAGGAAATAATCCTGTTCCTATTGCCGGATACTCTGCTGATAGTGGTGGAAATGCAGTAGTAGCAAACACTGACAATGCTACTCCAGAAGAACAACAGTTAATAGCAGATCCAAATTCATCATTAAATCAACTTAGAAAAACACAAACTAGGACATTAGAAAGTGAATTTTTTGGACAAGGTAACCCTCAAGCACCAAATCCAGATGAGCAAGGTGGTTCTACTCCAGCAACTCCAACTCCTACTGGTACAGCACCTGCTAGTACAATGTTCAAATATCCACTAAAAATGGATGATGGACAAGACAAAATTAAATTTGTACCACTAACACTAAAAAAAGTAGATTTAGCAAGTGGTGATCTAATTTCAGTGAAAAGACCCACATACGAAAAAGCAAAAGATTCTACTCCCATTTTTATAGGAATTCAGGGAAGTATTAGTGATAGTAATGCAGTATCATGGGGAAGTGGAGAATTAAATGCGGTACAAGAAGAACTCGTAAATATATCTCTTGGTGCAATGCAAGGAGGTATGGATTTTGTCAATAAAAAATTAGAACAGTTTCAAAAAAATATTAACAATCAAGGTTCTATAAGTAAATTAAAAGGTTTGGGGCAACTCTACTTGGCAGAGCAAGCCACAGGAACAGCAGGATTGCAGTCCAGAATAACTGGATCAGTTCTCAACCCAAACTTAGAACTTCTTTTTCAGGGGCCCGAATTGAGAACTTTCCAATTTCAATTTAAAATGTCTCCCAGAAGTAAAGATGAAGCGGATATAGTAAAGAAGATAATAAAAGAATTTAAGCGCAATATGGCAGTTAAAAATGAAGGGTTATTTTTAAAAGCGCCCAACGTTTTCAAGATACAGTATTTGAAAGGAATGGAAGTTCATCAATCAATAAACTTGATCAAGGTTTGTGCTTTACTTAACTTTGCAGTTGATTATACACCTAATGGTTCTTACATGACTTTTGGTGGCGGAGAAAACGGTGACCCAGAAGCATCTATGGTTACTTACAATTTATCAATGACCTTTCAGGAGATTGAACCAATTTATCAGAATGATTATACTAAATTTGATTATGGTGATGGAGAACAAACTATTGATAATCATCAAATAGGAGCATAAAATGGCAAAACCTTATTTTAGAGAAATACCAAATTTTGAATATGTCAGTAGAAATACTGGTGAACAAAACATTTCAGATTATGTTCCCGTTAAAAATCTATTCAAACGTGCAAAATTAAGAGAAGATATTTTTGGTGACCTAAACTTCTTTGAAAAATATTCAATCATTGGTGACGAAAGACCCGATAATGTTGCCTTTAAATATTATAATGATGATACTCTAGACTGGGTAGTTCTTCTATCAAATAACATTCTGAATATTCAGTCAGAATGGCCCATGACTCAGAGAACCTTTGATAAGGTAATGCTTGAAAAATATGGTTCTTA